AGCAAACAGGACGGTTACTATGCCAGACTCTGCTGAAAGAGTTTTTATTGTAGAAGATGCAACAGCTAGATCTTCATCTAATTATACACTAACAGTTAAAACAGTTTCAGGAACAGGGGTTTCACTTGCAATAGGTTCTAAAACAGTTTTATACTCAGACGGAACTAACATAAGTTCAGGGCCCATTACAAAAGGTTATTACACAATTCCAGCAGCGTATACTGCAGTCAATGGAGATCAATTATTAATTGATACTTCTGGAGGAGGAATAGGAACTCCAATAACAGTAACTTTACCAGCATCCCCTTCTGTCGGTAATGAAGTACATTTTATAGATAGCGGAAATGCTTTTGCTTCAAACAATCTAACTATTAATAGAAATGGTCAACCTATTTTAGGAATAGCCGCTAATTTAACGGTCAGCACAAACAGTGCTGCTTTTACTTTAGTTTATGTAAATGCTACAAGAGGCTGGGCATACAAAGATAACATATAGGAGCATAGACTATGGCTCTAATAGATTTTAAAGTCTTACCAGGAATAGATAAACAAGACACAACTGCTGGCGCGGAAAATCGTTGGGTAGATTGTGATAATGTAAGATTTAGATATGGACTACCAGAGAAAGTAGGCGGTTGGTCATCACTAGTAACTGATACGATTGCAGGAGTTGCAAGACGTGAGTTTGCTTTTGTTGATTTAGATGGAAACAGATATGTTGCTATTGGAACAGATAAGTTTTTAATTATTTATTTTGAAGGTCAACTATTTGATATCACTCCATTAAAAGCTACTCTAGCATCATCAACAATTGCAACGACTAATGCATCTCCAATATGTTCTATTACAACATCTTCAGATCATAACTTATCTATTGGTGATATTGTTTTATTAGATAATGTAGCTTTACCGCCAGGAACAGGTTATGCAAATTCAGATTTTGAAGATAAACTATTTCAAGTAACAGCTATTACATCATCAACCGTATTTACAATTACACAAAGCTCAAACGCAACTGGAACAGTTGCAGCAGCTGGTAGTTTAGATGTTAAACCGTATGAACAAGTTGGTCCTGCAGAACAATCGTATGGTTATGGTTGGGGTATTGATAGTTGGGGAACAGGTAATTGGGGTGAAGCAGCTTCTGCATCAAGTGTAACTCTTGAACCAGGTCTTTGGTCATTAAGTAACTTTGGTCAAGTATTAGTTGCAACAATTGCAAATGGTAAAACATTTACTTGGAACTCAGGTATTGCTGCAAGATTAACAACACGTGCATCAACCACTACATCAGGGTTTGCAACAACCAACAACCCTACTGCAACAAGGGTTACCCTTGTATCACCAACAACACGTCACTTAATTCATTTAGGAACAGAAACAACTATAGGCACAGCATCAACTCAAGACGATATGTTTTTACGGTTCTCGGACCAAGAAGATATTAATGATTACACTGCAACTGCAATTAACAGTGCAGGTGATTTTAGATTACAAGATGGTACAAAAATTATAGGTGCACTTAAAGCAAAGGAAACAATTCTAATTTGGACCGATAATGCATTGTACACGATGAAATTTATTGGAGCACCTTTTACATTTGGTTTTGAACAAGTGGGTACTAACTGTGGATTGATTGGTAAGAATGCAGCTGTAGAAATAGATGGTACTGCATTCTGGATGTCATCAAATGGTTTTTTTATGTTTGATGGTACCGTTAAAACACTACCTTGTAGTGTAGAAGATTTTGTATTTGATCAAGCAGATACAACAAAAGGTCAACAAATATATGCAGGTTTAAATAATTTATTTACAGAAATTGTTTGGTACTACCCGTCACAAGGATCTGATTACAACGATCAATATGTTGTATTTAATTATGGTCAACCAATGAAAGGTGGTGTTTGGTATATAGGGACAGAATCAAGAACAACTTGGATTGATGCAACTATTTATCCAAAACCTTTTGCAACTAAATTTGATGATAGTGCATCAGGAACTTTTCCAGCGATTGTTGGTGAAGATGGTTTAGGTCAAACAACTTTCTTTGAACATGAAGTAGGAACCGATCAAGTCAATCCAAATGGAACAACTACTACAGTTACATCTTTTGTAAAATCATACGACTTTGATTTACAATCAAGATCAACTAACGCTCAAGGTAAATCAACAGGACCTATGATTGCCGGTGAAGTATTTTTAGCTGTTAGAAGATTTGTACCTGATTTTAAAGATTTACAAGGAAACTCTATTGTAACTCTTGGAATTAAAAGCTATCCTCAACAATCAGAAACAGTATCAAGTTTAAGTCCCTTTACAATCAACTCATCTACTGATAAAAAAGACACTAGGGCAAGAGGAAGATTTGTTAGCGTTAAGATAGAAAACACAGATCCCTCTGAATCGTGGAGATTCGGCACATTAAGATTAGATGTACAACCAGATGGACGTAGATAATGGCAAAGATAGTAGTTAGATTACCTGAACCAAAAGAAGAGTACGATGTCTCTAACCAAAAACAAATTAATAGAGCAATTGCTTTGATTACAGAACAATTAAATTCTACATTTTTAAATGAACTTAAACAAGAAACCGAAAGATACACTTGGTTTAAATCAGCAGGAAGTGATAGTTAATGGCTAATATTTATAGAAACGCACAGTTTGATTTAGATTCAACATCTGTAACAGATGTTTATACAGTACCCTCAAACTCAAGAGCTATTATTCAAAACATACACACTGCAAATGTAGGTGGTGGAAACACAGAAATAAAAGCTTTTGTATATGATAATTCTGCAACAACTGCTTTTCAATTTGCTGAACATACTGTAAACTCAGGAGATTCTAAGTCTATCTCTGATGGCTCAATTGTGTTAGAAGAGAATGACAAACTACAACTACAAGCTGCCACAGCAGATATATTTCAAGGCACTTGTGCAATATTAGAAATAAACAGGGATTAATTATGGCATTTAAAGAAGAAGGATCAGTAGCATACACAATGATAAACGGTAAAAAAGTACCGGTTGTAAAATGTGAAACAGAAGTTGTATTAAGAAATACTAGAACTAATGTAGAGTATAACTCGGATCAAGAAGCAGAGGACGATATTGCAGATACAAATACTTCAACTATTAGAGATGAAGTAACAAGATCATTAAAAATTAAAGTAGCTGCAATGCCACCATTAGGAGCAGCGTCAGAGTAATGGCAATAACAAACGCACAACAATACCAACAACTTGTAAACAAACCAGCGAATGGTAAACGACCAGGGTATCGTGGTTCATCTTATGGGCCACCAAGTAGAAGTTCATCACAAGGTCCTGCAGGTGGAGCATCTTCTGGAGGAAATTATGGTGGTAATAGACAATCTGGTTCAAATTTTGGAAGCGGTAATAATACACCTTCTCCTGGAGGAAATAGAAATAATAATAATAATAATAATAACATTGATTATGATTACAGTTACACTGGACCAGGGATTACAGATGCTGATGCTGAAAGAATTTTAAAGGCTAGACCTGATTTACAAGAAGGAATAGCTAACGCTAAAATATATAAAGCCAATGAAGAAAAAAGAAAAAAAGAAACTGCAAAACAAAAAAAGACAAGACGAATGCAAAAAGCAGCGTTTGATAGATTTCAACGATTAGATAAATATGTTGATCCTTTAGGTGATTATACAACTTTTGCAGATATGTCTGGAGAAGATGCTGCACGATTAGCAGGATATAATGTAAATGAATTTGGACCCCCAGGACAAATAGAATTTGAATATGACAAAGATAGATTTAGAGATCCTGTAACAGGAAAAATTAAAAGTGAATTAACTGAAATGGTTGACATTAATAAAGGTAAAACAGATATATTTGGAAACCCTAAAAAACCTAAAATGGTTGAACAAATAAGACCAGATGCAATTCCAGGTTATGATTTTAGTATTAACCCAGTAAAAAGTAATTTTCAAAGTGGTCTTGGAACTTTAACAAGTACAGGAAGCACAACTAAAGTTAGGCCCAATGATTATGGTTTAGGTGATGATTCTAAGTTTCCAAGTGCATTGAAAGTTATTGGGGATACAATGAGACCGGAAACAGGACTTCAAGCTTTTAATACTTTAGAAGAAGCTAGAAATGTACAAGACTTTGCAGGTAGATTTCAAGGTGGAGATGATTCAGCTTATGAAGAATTTGAAGATTATGTATCTAGAAATACTCCAACATCAATGGGTGGTGGAGATAGCGATAATCAAACAGACCCATGTTTAGGACCCAACCCACCGGCTTATTGTAATATAGGTAATGACGACGATGATGATGACACAAATA